AAACAGCAAGGGCTTCCCATCCTCTTTAATGAAGACCCCGTACTCAGGTATTACAATTAATATATGAACTAAATCACAGTGATCAAAGGGGTGAGTTCCGCTCACCTTCAAGCTCTTTAAAGTAAAGTGCATAACTACCACAATTTCATGTGCGGTTCATGGCAGATTTTCTATCTGCTCTTTCCGTCAATGACGGAGTAACTGGTTCTCTCGGCCAGAAATCCTCATAAGGAGGTGGGAGACAATAGTAAAAACCAAAATCTTCCGCTCCTTTCACTAGAAACTCTCCAAACACAAGAGGATCATCATTGTCTAGATTTCTGACATAAAGAGTATTATCCACCGGATACGGATAATCCCCCAAAAAATACTGAATCTTATCATTCAAAGTTCCTGATCCCATTTGATTGCAAATCCATTCATATTTGCACATCAGTGGGGCCCTGAACTCCAAAACCGGAGTGACCCGGGGATCCGCTTCAACCCTTCCTTCAGGAAAGGAATTAGTTAACTGCGATCCTGGCGTATTGACCACTCTAGTCAAGTTCTGTATCGAGTAAGCTATCCCAGTTCCAAGATCCCAAACCGGCAATTTATAATCTACAGATCCTCTAAAAAACAAGAAAACACTAGAAATTGACCACAAATTAGGAGTAACCCCCCAACCACGGTCTGGCCAATATGGATAAGGTTGATGAAAGGAATCAAAATTCTCCAAATCCCACATTCGCGCCAGATCTTCCAACGAACGAACCATTGGACGGCCAAACGAAGTCGCTGTCGTTGCGTGAAATGTTGGTTCATCAACCTGAACATAATCACAAGCAAACGATTGAGACTCCCCCTCGTCTTTCACGAGATCTGGATTAGGAGCCATCGACTGTCCAGAAACCTGAGAATGAAATTCAAAATCCTGTCCAACATGAACCCAAGAAAAAAGCTGGACACTTCCCTCCACATCTCTCTGTGTCATAATAGGCGAAACCCTTGAAACTACGACACGAGGCCAATTCGACAAACCATGGGAATCCTGCGCATAAGTGGGCAAATAAGGCGACATAAACAAATACGGAACCTGAAAAGAAACAACCTCAGATCCCCTAATTGTTATCACTTTCGTTATAATCTCAGTAGAATTCACAGAAGGATCCTCATCCCACAATAACTGTATTGCAAACCGAGTTGAAACCAACGGTGATGTAACAAAATGGAAAGTCAACACGTATGAACCTCGACAATATCTAAAATACTGGGCCACAAACCCAACCCTAGAATCAACAAACTGTTGAGGTCCTATAAACTTACTAAAAGATTCGGATCCAGCTGCTGTAAAAAGTGTATTTCCTATGAACGACGGAACCCTCAAATATTCCCTAATAGAATGATTTGTTGGTCCCTGCGTGTGCCAAGGATACAACACCTTATTTGGGCGCCTGGTCACCATTAAATCACCATAAGCGTCCGGAATGTTAGTTACTGTAGAAGGTTCCAAATCTTTTCCTTCTTGAACAACATCCCCGCAATTGCCATTCATGTAGCAATCTATCTTGGAATCAACATAATTAATTCCATAATCTACTGCATTAGACGCTATTTCAGACCCCTTTTTCATGGCCCACGAAGAAACCGCTGCTGACCCCGCATTCAAAACTGCATCAAAAGACTGCGATTGTGCAAAATCAGGCGGGGGTGATGCATTATCCAACACGAACCCCTGAGTTACAGTGTTCACAAACCGAAAATACACTTTAAAAGGTATATCCGAAGGCACAGCTGCCAAAGTTCCAAAAATCTGAGAAACAAAAGCTACTGTCCTTCCCATATTGGTTAGTCCTTCCAACACTTCCGTATGTCGAAAATGACCAGAAGAATACAATGCTTGCAAATCCACAAACATTGCTGGACTAACCCACGGAATCGTCAAAACCAATTCCTGCTGCTGAGAAACGTCCAAAATTGCCGGATTATGGTTCATTATCCTCCTCCATGCAGTTCCACTGGAACCTAATGGTGAGGTTGCTGTTATCCACGATCTAGCATCAACCGGAGTAAATGTCAAAAATGGGACATGGGCTACAAAAACCAACCCAAAATCATAAATTGACGAACTCGAAACAATTCTCATCTCCACATTTCCCCTGAAATACTTAAAAGTCTTCAAGGCCTTACTTATAGTATCATCAGCTAACAAATCCACATACGGATTAAATACCTGATAAGCACTATCGAGACCATTCCCTCCCAGGAAAAAGTCTCCCATATATCTCCACCTTTCCAATATCCGTGTTGGACACTGATTTTGAAAAGGTTGATCAAAAGATCCAAACTTGGCAGACTCCTTTCGCTCCACTTTATCTTCATTTAACTGAAATTCAACAATGTTTTGTTCTGTCGAAGACAAATTTTGCTCAGGTCCACCTAACGCTATATGACTACTCATTTCTTCTACTACGCTTGCGATCCGATATAAAATCTCCCGGTGACTCGAATCATACACCAGGCATTATTTAACAATATTACAACATCTGTAAGCACTTTCCAAGGTTGTAATCCCTTTAGATTGCGATCACTACAGACCGTGGTTGCTGATTATTACGCCGATCCCAACGGCGATATTCTTTAGGGTGTTTTAAAGACCCCCCATGAAACGCATATGATGATAATCATATGTTTCAACTTCACAATTCACATTATACACGCGGCAAGCATTGACGATTTCATTACGCCATTCCTCAAACCGTGGTCTTCCATAATAATACATCTCCATTCCTGCAACTCCAATATTAACTTTTAGTTGCTCCAAATTTCCGGAGTATGTACCTGTGTCTCTTATCCACATAAGCATCGAACGAATAGAAACTTCGTCCAACACTCCATAAACAAGAGATCCTCCAACTACTCGAAATTTTCTCTTCAAAAATTCCAAATCTTCAAGCTCCAAAAATGGAACTTTTACTTCCCCTTTCTGAGGGGTTGTGTAGGTCATACCGAAAAGCTCGGTAATCGCTTGAGATACAGTAAGCATATTCCAATGCTCTGCATACTTCTTAAACGTTGCCCACAAATTATCATCTCCATAAAACTTTCTCCAAAATTCTTGGAGTTGAGCTTCAGAAAAACAACAACCACATTCAGTCTTGCATTTCCTTTGAAGGTGATAAAAAACAATTGCAAAAATGCAATTGTTGCAATAGGTATTAAAAAAACCTGTTGCATATCCACCTGATGGATTTTCAAATTCCAACCAAAAAACAGTACGTCCTATGATTAGAAGAGGCCCACATGCACTAATGCATGCGTACAAAACCTCGCGAAAGAGTAAAGTGTCATCTCCGTACTTATACGCAAACGCACAATCTACCCCCATCCAAACAGCGAACTGGGATCTCAGTCCAGTATCATAACCGGAATAATCTCCACCACCAAACAACATATCATCATGCGAAGTCATCTCATCAAAGAGAAGCTTCCAATCCTGACCGTGCGGGTTAGTTCCAATTGCCCCTGTGGTTTGAGCCCGATGCTTCTTTAAAAACCTCATTAGGTCTCCAAGCACCATTCTCATCCAAATCATATGGATGAAGTCTCCAACATGAAACATGCGAGTTTTTCCCAACTCCACACGCTCAATGTCTCTTAACTCATCCTTGAGAGCAGCAATAGTAACCAACTTTGGAAGCTCTCGTCTTGCAACGGCAGCCTCCAATTTGGCTATTTCATCATAAATCAACTGGTCAATATAACCAGGATCTTCACCACAAGGAAGTCTTATAACATCCTTCCTTTTTAAATGATGCAACCTCAAAAGAATACCTTCTGAAGTCGTAAGATCAATAGAATCCAATTCTCCAGGAATTCCAAAAATAGCCTCCTCAATCGTTAATCGACGAAGAGGTCTTTCCAATGGAATTCGCCAATGTCCAAAAAAACCTTTAGACATGGCTCCCGGATGAGACGCTGCTAATCCTGTCACCCAATTAGGCATGGGCATCCCTTTTTTGACCGCAAAATTCTTTGCAGTCGCCATTTGCAATGGTTCAACAACTCCGTCCATCGACATAAAACTAGTCAGCGCCGCCGGAGCTGTTTCCAACTCATACAAAGGCTCAGTTTCTCCGTTGCCCTGAAAGGCCGAACGAACAAACTGCGTCTTATTGGGTATAAAATTCCCTTTCTTGAAAACACCAAAAACGGCGCCTCCAGGAGGGACATTTGTACTCTTACCCCCGAAATCTATATTGTTCAAAATAATTTCTGGAATGTAAACATCCACTGGCATTTGAGCCATGAAACCTTGAGACTGAACCTCAGGAATTTCCAAATCACTCTGAAAAATAGGACAGGCAAAAGAGTCTCCTCCTGATCCAGCCACATGAACCCCCTCTAAATAGGCGGATCCACTAGCTGAATCAACAGAGATATAAGGAAACATACAGTCTCCCGCCTTCCCTTCTAAACCATGCATCACCAAATAGTTGGTTGATGTGGTTTTTAGAACTCTTTCCTGTGCAATAAAGCTCCCTGTTAGATCGCCAGTCTTACGAACGACAACCCAATCAGAGGTCTTTGCAAAGAGCGAGAATTCTTTCCCATTCATATAAGGTTGAACTCTTGCAACTTTTTGAGAACACATATGATCATCTGAACTCGGGCAATACTTCTTTATAGAAGGATAACATTGACCCAAAACTGCTTTAGACATATCAATAAAAACTAAATCTCTCTTCCCATGTCCAAGTTCCCCCCTATCCGCGAATCTCAAATTTACATTTTCGCGAGATATAGCGAAGGTTGGAAAATCATTCTGTCCCAGTATTCTCAAATACTGGAAGTGTTCTCCATAGCCACGCAACACATGCGCGACCGAAATAACGGTATAACCGGACAAAAGTGTCCAAGCTTTGGCTACCAAACCATTTTGGTAGACAAATTCTACCATTCTCATTGATCGTCCAATTAAATTAGCTCGTCCCATGGATTCTTCAAACCCTTGAGATTCACATTCTTCTCCTGGAGAACATTCCGCCCAGTGAATACAATTGTGTCCACCACACTTGGTGTTACAACATTTGTCCGCACTAGTTGGAATCTTCGCCTTACAAACAGACGAATGAAAACATTGAGATCCCGGAACTATTTTACTAGTTTGGGGAACAGGACCCGGAACAAATCCGGTCCTATGAGTCAACGAATGTGACCCAGGCTGCAAAGTCTGAGGCACATACGGTGTTCTCTGAGTTAAAGACTGAGCCTCTGGTTGTAAACCAAACTTAGCCTTACGAGCCATAATCTCTGAACGAGATATTTTATCCCTACCTTGGGAAAAGACTTCTTCCAAAGTCTGAGGCTCTTCTTCCTCCTGATCGAACAAATATTTAATCACGGGAACAATAACTCCTACGATGGTAGCAACAGCAAAACTGCCAAAGACTAACCATCTAACATAAGGACACGACTTAGAAAACTCCATATACTGGGAGTGTGTTTCCGTCACTATCCTTTGAAAATATTCAACGACAGACAATCCTACCTCTCTGTAAGACCTGTCATCAATTATTGATGCCGCCAAATCCGCTATTGAGCTCTTAACGTCTCTATTTAACAGATTCCACACGGACTTCATAGCACACCTTCCCTTAATCCGTTTTGCCACTTCATAATCGTAGCGAGATCGACAGATTTGAGGAATACGTTCCTTAAACATCGGGTGTGTAAACTGGGAATATCCCAATCTATTCATCTCATAACCAAAAACTCGATACAAGACTGACACTATAAACGGGACCATAAATTTCCCCGTCTTAAAAGAAGCGGTCTTATTACACCACTTCAAAGAAACAGGCATATCATGATCAAAATGATCATATGAAACTACCCGTCTCAAAGGTCCCCAATACTTCTCCAACATTCCTATCGGATTTGAATCTTGATGACCCATTTGACCCTCCTTTCGAAGACGAAGAATACCTCTTGCTAACAATTTGATACTCTCCCAGTCTCCGACATTACACACTTTCCAAATGAAAGCAAACAATGACTTGTTCCCAAAAACACTTTGGGGACAAGTTGAACAATCTAAAGTTTCTGGAGTTCTTTCCATCATACATTTCAGATCTGTCCAATTAGGTCGAAACTTTGAATGACCAAACGCATACTTAATCGTAACATCATTTGATCTCATCTTCCAGGACTCTTCATCCTGGATTGACACGTCTGGAAGCGAAACATCCAACAACATGTCCTTTACAGGATCAACAACTTTATTTGTTGTAGTAACCATCATATCACTGACCGGTCCAACAAAATAATCATTAATCACCTGCGGAATTTTAAACATCTGGGCCTCACCATGATGTTTATTCGAGGAAGACAAGCTATTCAACTTAGCCCAAGTCTTTCTCAAAGCCTCTGGATCTGAAGATTGCTTTTGATAAAAATCATCAATCGCTTTCTTCATTTCTCTAAGGGCAGGCGCTTCCTGCTCCTTTACGGCATGCAATTTCGCCCAGTGATTTTGAATCATCTCTGGAGTAACCAAAGGATCATCTTCATCAAGCAACTTTGCATGCCCAGTAACAGCCTCATCTAAAGACATTGAAAGGGCACCTTGTGTCCACGTTTCCCAACGCTTCGTCATAGCTTCTTCTCGCTCTTCTTGATCCTCAATAGCCAGGATTTCTTTATCTCTCTCCATAGCTTTTAAGAACTTATCATAAGCATCATCACCTCCTTCATCAGCTGAATCCGTCTCACTTTCGGATGATATCCTAGCGCCAGCCTCATCAAATTCTTTTTCAAAATTAATCTCGCATTCAACAAATTGAGGGCTATCACTCTTCGGTGGATGTTTGTTCCAATTAGGAACTGTTCCATCCGGATCATCTTCTTTAACACTAGGAATAGGAAGCTTAGAACCCAAAGTTCCTTCGTATCCTTTTTCCTTACGATAACAAATTTCCTTAAAAATAGCCTGTACGGCCTGAGTATAAGTAAACTCAAAACTCATCTTATTTTTAAGAAACTGCTTATGATATTTTCCTTCAGCATAATCCGCTGAAGCAGGAGAAATCTGGAGAAACCGACTCATCCCTAAGAATGCTAGTCTCCAATAATTATCTCCCACTTTTACAGAACGAGGAAATGAAACAACAAAACCCCAAGCCTCATCGGCATTGGAAGCATCGTCCTTAATCGTTTTCTTCCTAATTACTGTAAAAGGAAATGTTTGTCGTCTAATAATAGACAACGGACAGGTCATGCCTGTCTTATTAGTCTGAGACAGTCCTGCTATCTCAGAATTTGTAAGGTTAGTTGTGGTCAACAAAACCTCTGAACGAAAGAAAGCTTTACCTTTCTCCCCAAATGCCATGTTTAATGGCAAAACAGAGTCTTCACAGATTTTTTGAACCTCTGAAAACTCTTTTGCTCGAACTTTCTCATCGAGCATATTACCAAGTTCATTTATAGTACAATAAACCTGGCCATAATACCCTTCCCAAAAGTCAGAGTCCTTAACACGTTCATACGTCTGTCCAGGACACCAATCCGAATATTCATCAGGGTATCGCTTCTGCAAAAGGTTATGAAGAACCTCTGGAAATGCCTTAAGCATTTGGGTCTTACCCTGTCCAGCGCTTCCCATAAACCATACAAGAATGGATTCAATCCTTTTCTTGTACATTTCTGCATTCGCCAATGCAAACTGATTCAACAGCTGCAACCCTTCATAAGTCTTCAAATAGACCCCTGTAAGAGGCCCTCTAACTTGAGACATAGCATACTTAAGATCTGAACCCTTACGGCACAAATCTTGTAACTTCAATGTCATCTTCTTATCTGTAACGATAAGACCTTGAAGGTTTGGAGTTCTTGAAAACTCCAGCATTTCAGTCATAAAACTATCAAATGCTTCTGTTGCCTCTCTTGAGGCAAAAAGGTGAGATTTAGTTATTGTAAAATAAATATAATCAATCATATCAACTATACACTCACCAATTGACTCCGACAAAGGAGCCGCCCGTGCCACTATATTGACAAACGAGCCCAAGGTTGTTATAGATTTGGGGTCTATCAAATAAACTGTTAAATACCCCAAGGTGCTCAAGGCCATGGCCGTAAAACCAAAACCTTGAGACTCAACCTCTGTTCCCATTCCAAACAAATTCTTAAAAGTATTCATCCATGAAATGGGAACTATATGTCCCATCGACTGCAAAACAAAAGTTGTTGCGGTCATAAAGACATCTTTTGCGACGGACATAAATGATCTCATATAGTACATACCAACCAAAAACAATAACATCGTAATAACATCTGGTAATGTACCGCAAAGATAATCTTCCGGCAAAATCGTCGTCCAAATTTTCTTGATGATTCCGCTCACGCGATCAAACCAAGACCTTATTGTATCCATCAATGAAGACAATAAGTCCGAACCCATGGCATCTACTGAGGATTGTAACATTCCTCCAATAGTTGAAGGCCAATTATAAATAAATTCTGTAAGACCTTCAGTAAACTTCTCATATAATGTAGAAGCCATGGATCCCATTGGATCCTTAATAACCTTGTCCATTTCTGGACTAACCGCGCACGCCCCTCTAATCAAAGAAGCTGACGCAGCATCTGCTACGGACGTCCCCTTACTTCGCATTGCTGCAAAAGCTTGGGACTCCGCTTCATCTTTTCTTTCAACGGAGTAAGCTCGACGCTTACACCATTGATTAAAACCTTTCATCAACTCATACATATAGTTGGATTTAACCAAAAACACATTTGAGCATAACTTAAACTCTTGGAGCCAATACGAAATCGCATGACTCCTAATCGGTTTGGGTAACATAATGCGCCCATCCGATTTTACTCTTGGAAGAGCCATCTTCTGAAAGATGGCTTTTTCAAGAGCCCTATAACGTAAATGCAGCTGAACTAAATCAGCTGCCCTATGTAGCCAACCTAAGTTGACCAACAATCGCGAGAAGTTATAAAAACCCTCTTGCAAAACGGCCAGAGAAAACTCTCCGGTCGCTACATGAGGGAATAAAAACTTCATTCTTCTCAACTGATCTCTTTCCGCTGTGGGCATCTCAATAAAGGAAAACCCATGCAACGTAAAAGATCTAATCTTAGAAACAGCAGCTACCTCCTTCGTGTGCTGTTTCTTATGAACATAACGTGTGTCTTTTGAATCATACATCTTGCATTAATTAATTCGTGATTCATTGGATTTGGAGAGTAACTAACTCTACCTGTGTATTTTTAATTTTTCTTATTATAATTTTTAATTTTATCTCAACCTTTGAGCAGTGTTGAATGCTCGTTGTGAGGGGCCGAATTTAGGAAGATACAATCTAACCTAATCGACCCCACAACAATCATTAAAGCTGCTGAGTATTTTGATTTTTATACTTTTTAATCGCGGGAGCAGTGTTCCATTGAAGGATTCACTTCTCACTTGAATTTTAAACTTCGATCATAATTTGACTGATAGCACCCCTTTCCCGGCTTTGAATAAACAAAGAATTCCGAGGGAATTCGCTAACTTAACTAAAATACCTAATGATGCGGCTTTCATGGACCCAGGGTTTTAATCCTGGCACAATCCAATCCGGCGTCAGAGCATTAACCATATTATAATTAACTGACAAATATTCTATAGAATAAAATAAACAAGTGGTGATCGCTTTTCTTAGAAACGAAATCACTGCTTTCATGCTACTTACTACATACTAAACAAAAGAAATATATATATATATAAATAAAGAATATACAGGCAATTTTTAACGCGGCCACACCGCGGCTCAATTTTACGTCGTGAGCTAGACGGAACCTCTCCAGATATTTTCTCGTGCTGATAAACATATCTGACCGGCTCAACTTTGTTAACGTACAAAGCCTTTTATTGCTCTAAAACGTTGAAAAACTCATATTCAAAACAATAAGAAATGGTACAAGACCAAATCCTAAAATTCGATGTTTTCTTGACATATAAAAGAGAGACCTCTCAATAATAATTTTTTAATTTGCTAATCTGCAAAACTATTACAAAGATCTCGATCTCTTATATGAGGGGTAAACTCCGACAAAAGTCGG